CCGCAGTCGCTGGTGCTTCTGCTCCCTCAGTTTTCTGTTCTGGTGCCACTTTGGCCAAGAACGCCTGTAGTTTGTTGTATAGGAATCCTACACCCGCCATCTCATTGGCCTTGAACGCACCCCTTGTAGATGCCACGTCAAGTATGGTAGAAAGATTCTTCAAGTCGCCGATTGACAAAGCAGTTGGATCCGGTTGTGGAGCCTGTGCTTGTGCCTGTGCCGCCTGAGGTTGAGCCGTCGCTGTCTCCTTAGGTGCAGTAGCAGTCTTGGCAGTCTTCTTCAAGTTTTTCTTTTTTGTTGCCATTTGTTATTTCTCCTAATTGCAATTGGTATTAATATACGTATATTATACTAAAATTAGTTATCGAGTGCAACGATTAGTTTTGATTGATTTGGGCAATACCACTGAGTGCGAACAGGGTTAGATCACCTGGATTCTCGAAACCAAGTACTGTGACCGATCTTGATTGATCACCTTTGTAGACGACATCTTTGGTAATTGAATATCTGCCGTGGCAGTTCTCGTAGATCCATTTACGCATTTTTTCAATGTCGGACTCGTGTGCCTTCACCACTGTATTCACAAAGTGTGGTGGTAATATGTCTAATTCTCTTTTGAAGAAGTTGTTTGGATTCACTTTCATCAGGCTCCCCAAACATCATCGTACATTGGTGGTTCTTCTTTGCTGGCTTTCATCGTGTGTGCTTTACCGTGGAACTGTTTGAAAGTGTAGTAGGCCACGAATATCACTGCTAGATGTCCCAGGAACCAACTCAGCCAAATGTCGGTTCGTATGCCCCAAAAGTAGATTGTGAATGCTGTGCTCCATAGGAAACTCAAAGTCACGAGTATCTGGAGTCTCACGGTCTTTGGCAATGCCCGTAGATCATTCTTGCTATCGTCAAACAGGATCGTGGCGGCATCTATCATCCAGTTGCGTAGATTCTTCACCTTCTCAAGTTTGCCCGTGTATGGATTCGTGTTTGGAAACATCATCATTACAACATCCAATTCAAAATTATTAAAATCAAGGCCATAACCAATGACGCTTTTATTACTGCACTGATCATGACAGGTAACTCCATAGTGCTATTAGTAGTAATCCAAAACTCAATATGGATATTGACACTTCATTGAAGAACCAGTCTTTGAAAGTTTCCCAAAGGATCCTAATCATTGTACTGTACCGTAAGTCCAAAAGGAGCCTCTATGTCTCTCTCGTATGGATTGTTGATCAAGAATATTGTGTCACAGTAGTGTTCGTCACCCCACGTCTCAAAAGGCCAACCGTCTGTGAACATCACGAACTTCTTGGGCTCTATGCCCTGTTCCTTCATGTAGTCCCAATTACATTCGAACTCCGTACCACCACCTGAACCTAGTTCATAGTCTAGCAGTTCATCTGCGTTGTCTGGTGTGAATACTTTTGGATTGAACACCGCAGTATCAAACGACCATAAATGTATTCTGAAGTCCTTGTATTGATCCATTATGTTCTTAACCTCTGTAAGGAACTCTCTACACTGTTCGTTGCTGATACTACCGCTGGCATCAAGGGCCAAACATATGTCAATCATCTCATCATTGTTCTGTCCTGGCAGTATGGCAGATGTGTGCCATGACTTTCTACTAGGTCTCATCCAAGTGTAGTCTGACTTCAATGTGCTCATTATCTGTTGTTGTAATATTTCTCTCCAGTCCATCTTGGGCTCTGTGAGGTCCTTGACCAGTCTCTGTAAAGCACCTGGTAGATTACTAGCACCTGTTGACTGTGCCGCACTCACCATTGCTTCTTTTACTTCATCTCTGATCTTCTTCAATTCTTCCTTGGTGTACACAGGCTTGCCTTTGCCACCCTTCTTGCCATCCTTGCCGTCCTTGCCTTCTCCTTCACCTTTGCCCCACTCCTGGTGATCGTCCATAAGCTCGCCCAGTTTCTCCAACATCTTCTTGCCGTTCTTCTTGGCCTGTTTGTAGATGTCATCGTATATTCTTTCTGATGCCCAGTCCTTGTACTTGTCGTCCTGGAAGCCTTTGTTCTCACCTTTCTTGCCCTTGGGCATCTCACCGATGTTGCTGTCTTTCAATATCTGGTTAACGGCATAATCAGCCGCGATGTTCCAAAGTTGTGGATCCCTGTCTCCGATCCTCACCAGCATGTGTTCGAATACGTTGTGTAGTACTTCATGTCCAAACAAGAACTCCGCCTCCTTGGGTGTGAGTGAATCTATGAATTTGGTGTTGTAGAAGAAGTGCCTGCCATCTGTACCTGCTGTGGGACACCAGTCATCTGCGTTCACCAGTTTCAATCTAGTTGCGAGGTTACCAAAGAACGGATGTTTCAACAGCAAGGCGATCCTCGCAGTAACCAGTTTGTCTATTATTTTTTGATCGTGATAATCAACCATTACTTAGACTCCATAGCAGTTATGACGTACTTGCCAAACTTCTTATGGAACCTATCAAATGATTTCAACTTGCTAGGATCGAACGGAAGTTTGTAGTTGGTCAAGGCGATCTTCGCACCCATCACCACAAGTTCAGTCTCGAAGTTGTCCATCATGTAGTTGAAGAACCTGTCCGCTTGTTCATTCCAAGTCTTGTCCTTCTTCTCGTGTGCCTGTTGTAGTTCATAGCACAAAGAAACTGTAAGAGAGTACATCGCTGATATCTCTTTTGTCTTAAGGTCTCGGACCTTACCGCTCAATATATCAGATGGGTTAGGTAACTGACCGCTAATCTTACGATGATTCATAAACTTAACGGCCAGGCCTTCTCCTACGCAACCTGCTACGAGGTCAGTGAGCGTACTTTCTGGCAGGTCATCTGATAGAAGTTGGGATACGAAACTCCATGATCTTGGAGTTGCGAATGATCTAGAGCTACCTCTAGGATCAAAATCGTATAAATCTTGTTTGGCGAATGTGCAGTAACCTACGACATCTGCGTGTACATGTTGGTTGGTCGCCCATTCCATCCAGTCTTCAAAGTCCACTCTCAATTCAATGTGGACAAATCTGTTTGCCAATGGAGCCGGCATTCTGTAAGTGACACCCTTGTCTGAGTCTCTGTTACCTGCCGCCACAATCGAAACGCCTTCTGGTAGGTGATACTGCCCTACTCTTCTGTTTAGTATAAGTTGGTATGCCGCCGCCTGTACAGCCGGTGCCGCCGAGTTCAACTCGTCCAAGAACACAATAGCAGTTGACTTGGGATCAGTTGGCAGTTCTGCCGGACTAGCCCAAACCATGTTGTTCTCTTTTGCATTGTAATACGGAATACCCTTGATGTCTGTTGGTTCCCATAATGGAAGTCTGATGTCGATCACTTCTCTGCCCTCAGAATCTGCGATCTGTTTCACGATGTCGGACTTACCAATACCTGGTGCTCCCCACATCATTATGGGTCTCTGTAATTTGATACAATGTGTTAGTGCTGATTTCGCCTCGTTGGGTGAAACTGTTCTGTTTTGACTGCCTACTGCCGCCTCTTTGTTTTTGTTAGCTCTTGCCATTTTGTACACTCCTGTTTAAAATGTTTATAATACCATTATAGCAGGAATGTGTTGTGCGTCAACCTGGTAAATCAGGCTAAAAAGTCGCAGTTTTATTGATCTTTTTGCTCGTCCATCTTGCTCATTGCACGGGCAAGTCCGTATTTCGTGATATCTCCAGCGAAAAGCATCAGTTGTAGTGCCATTTTCTCCATTGTGACGATGATCTTCTTCTTGTCCACGTAGTAGGGACAGTCAACGAATTCGTCCAACCACAGGTATGTCTGGGGTGTGAATATGACCTTGGCAGGAAACTTGATGTCATAGGTCTTGATATCCAATTTTTCCAGCATTTCCAAACCTGGTTTGGTCAATCTTAATGATCTTGCCTGGTAACTCTCACGTACATTCTGCCACCAAGTGTAGTAGTTGGTCTTTATGCTCTCGTCGTGGATGGGTTGTTCGAGAAGTTCAAGGAAGGTCCGGGTGTAGGCTGTCTTGCGATCCATTGTGTAGTTAATTATCTAGTGAATTTGTCGCCGGTTTTTAAAAGATAAACACCAAACTTGTCTGTGTTGTGTTGAGCATTTAATTTTTTTGCCAAGTTCTCAGCATGTCCTGGATTTGAGAACGAAACTTTCTTGTATTTTGGTCCAGGGTAATTTGCCACCAAACTTGATGATTTCAAGTTGATTGGTTTGCCATCATAGAACACCGCCCAGATGCCCTCGGCCGCCAGGACCTCGTCCATTTTGAAGGTAGATTTATCGCTGTGTTGCAACAGCACTGTGGGTTTTGGTCTGCTCATAGGTTCGCTCTTTACTATGTGTATTTACCAAAAATCTTATCGTGTGTGAGTATTGGACGGGTCTGTGGATATTATCATTGCTACCTATTGACGTTATTTTTTGTCTGAGAAAGTGCCACCATCCATCTCTATGTCCACGGTCTGTGCTTCTCTGGCTGTCTTTAGTGCCTCTATGATCTCTTCCTGGATTGTGACCATACGTGTCATAACTTGTGTGAGGCTGTCGGCCAGTTGATCCGCCTCTTTGGCCTGTATAACGATCTGTCTCTCGCCCTTCTGTCTAAGGGTTCTGATCCTGCCTATGAGATCCTCAATGGGTCTAGTTTGAATCTTGGAACTGTTTGACTGCGTCATTTAATACCTGTTGCATTTCTAGTTTGGTCTTGATTGGTCCTTTGTATTCGTACCTTGAAAGTGTTATCATTTTTGGACAGTATGCTTTTCTCCATCCTTTTTCAAAACAGATTATGTAGTAACCTGCACAGAATTGGCTTTTTGACTTTGGTGTTTTGGTGTACACGGGTAATTGTTTCTGCACATCGAACATGGGATTGTAAGGGTGTTGGCTACAAGGGAAACCATGCACATCGAAATTGTCAGTCTGTATTTCCTCTTCAGGTTTCTTTAGATTTGATTCATCAAATATGCCAAATCCAAACTTGGTGAACAGGCTCTCCTGTGTGTGGAACACTTCTTTGTTTTGTTGTTTGCTGAGGAAGATCCACCCGTTGTCCGCTTGTTTCTGAAGGGTACCTAACTTTTGGCCGTTTTGCTCGACTATCCAAAACTTGTCTTTGACTAAGGTCTTTGCTCTGACTGTCATGATACCAACCTCGCATTAAAAGGCTCAACGTACAGTTGTGCCTGCTCACTAATCCTATTTAAATCATACTTGCCACAGAACCTCATGAATCTGATTCCAACTTGATCTACGCTCTTGTTCTCTGCCTTGGCCTGTGCAATGGTTTGATCCAGTTCCTCTATGATAGCCTCTGGCTGTGCGTGTAGGTCCACTAATGCCCTGTTCCTTTCGTAGTCTTCCAATACCCTGTGTTCGTTCCCGTCATGATCAACCCATTTGCTCAACATGAGATTGTTCCAAGTGTAACCTTTTTCGTTACGATCCGCGTATGCTTCTTGTAAACCTATCTTGTTCTTTGTGCCTTTTGTACGCACACCTGGGTATGCTGAGAATATGTTGTCTGATGGATCGCCCCTCATGGCCTTTTCAAATATCAACCATTCCGTGTCCGGTGCAGGCTTGGGTGCCTTCAATTTCTTGTCTATCACGGGTTTGCCGGTCTTGGCGTCAAACCAACCCTTGTGTGTGAGTGTTGTCTCATTCACACCATTGTATTGTTTCACACGTGGTGTGATCAGTTGATTGAGATCCTTGTCTGTGCTTATTATAACATGTTCTTGGTCCGGATGTTTGTCTATCCATCTTGCTATGAGATCATCTGCCTCTGTTCTTGGATTACGCAACACCGTGGCATTTGTTTTTGTCTTGATGAAGTCACAGAAATCATCGTAAACCTCCCAGAACACTTCGTTCTCTTCTTTTTCCTTCTCTGTCATGGCATCTGCCATCTCTTTACGATTACGTTTGTAGGGTGCGTACATGTCTTTCCTGAATGATCTGCCTTCCAAACAGAAGACCACATGTGTGCCATCGAAGTCCTGCCATGCTTTCTTGATAGAATTCATCATTATATGGATGGCCATGCCGACTTTTTCAGAAGTGTCTCCTCTGATCACGTGCCTAGCACGGAAGAATGTGTTTGCTGTGTCTACAAGTATGTGCGTCATGCTTAATTATAGCATTCATTAGGTGATTTGTCTACTCAATGTTGTTTGGTACGTCGTTATCAAAATACCATTTTCCGGTCTTTTTATTGCACCATTCGATACAGACAGGATGGTGGAAGGGATCTCCCTTGATACTGTCAGGCAAAATCTTTTGTAATATATCCGATTTTACAATTTCTTCCAGACCGTGATGTGCCAGATCTATTTTTTTGAAATCTTTGACCAGTTTTTTCAACATAAGTTTTTCTAAGTTTCTCCCTGCTTCTATGGAGCCAAGCATACAGCAAGGATACACCGTACCATCACTGTGTATGTATAATTTCTTCATCTCGCTCCACATACAAGTGATCGATCCTCGATTTTTCAGCAACGATTTCCAATACTTCTCTCCGTCTGGGGCATTTAAAGATTTTTTCAATGTTGTCTGATGTGACGATTTTTCTAGATCGTATAGATAATTGTTATCATCATACACCTTCCATTTGTTGTTGGTATCAAATCTATCAGAATAAATGAAGTCAATTCTTTCGAATCCCATTTCCTCACTTATTTGTTTTGCTTCGTTGAGTTGATGTTCGTTGTGACGGAACACGATGAATTGCCATTTGGCCGTTCCGCCCGCATCAATGAATGCTTTGGCATTTTGTATTATTTTTTTGTAGGAAGTGTTTCTCCTGTAAAGCTCGTGTGTGGATCCTATACCGTCTATACAAAAAATGACAGAGATGTTTTTATTTGTTCCTAATTTCGCCCACCATCCCTTACTTCTCAGAGAGGCATTGGTGCTGATTGATATTTGCTGGCGTTTGAAAAAACTTATAATATCATCTAGACTAGGGTGCATTAACGGATCACCAAAATTACCACAGAATCCTACTTTTTTTAAATTTTTCATTTTTATCATAGGCAACTTGTTAATGATGTTTAGATCAAGGTGTGTGACATTAAGGTCCTTTTGTACACGTCCAAACGTGTCGTAACGAGGACACTGTGGGCATTTAGAATTACAATGACTGCTTAATTCAAACTCGATTTCTGATAAAGTTTCAAGTGAGTACATGAAATATTTAATTAGATTTGCAGATAGTCGAAATTAAATCACGGTGTTGATATTTCTTCTAAAAATATTCTATGGTATTAAGAGACTTCGGTCTTGCCGTCGTCTCTCCTGTTGATCTGTACATATCCAGATCCTGTGACGTCTATGCCTTGTTCGTTTCCTATAGTCCTACAAAGTGTTTGGAACCATCTGTCTACGATCTCTTCTTCTGATTGTCCCTCATATCCAGACTGTTTCAACATGTTCACGAATTCGTCATTCCAGTCCAACTCAAAGAATCCGTTCCTAGGATTCTCAGGGTTTACATTAAGATTGAGAACTTTTACAACGGGTTCTTCACTTTTTTTAGTTTTAGAACCTTTTGTGTTCTTTTTCTTTATAGTTGTCTTTGCTGTTTTCTTTACCTTCATATTACTATTATACCTTATCTTAACCTTTTTGTCTAGTTTTATGTGCCAATTGCATTACCAAAAAGGTACACGTGAACCCTTGCAGAAACATTGTATCCTCTCTTGAATGCCTCCTCCGCCACCTTACCAGCGGTTGCGGTCTGCTCTTCTTCCCTTGCACCAGTGGGCATTATCCATACTGGCCAATCCACGCCGGCGTCTCTGAATTTGTTCACGGTGTTCTCTAGTTCTTCCCACTGTCGTCTTTCTGATCCAACAACGAATTTCAGTTGCCCTCTGTTGCTACACTCTGCGTATTCCTTCACGTTCCCTGGCTTGATTGCTTTTTCCGTTTTCTCGCCTGATACTGTGAATAGTTTTGGACTCACACTGAAGAATATCTCCTCCGGTATGTCCTTGACCCACTGTTTGAATGGACCTGTAAGTTTCTGTGTGCCGTTGGTCTCAAACGTCATCGAACTTGGCAGGTTTGCTTGTTTTTTGAGTTCTCTGTATATGCCCATACTCGCGGCCTGTCCTGTGATCATCAATGGTTCCCCACCAGTGAAACATAGGTGTTGATGTTGCCTAGAGTTTGGATGTAAGAACAATCCATGTGCATTTGTGTCTGTCTTTAATATATCTACGATCTTGTTTGCTAGTACAGTGGGTGTTTCATATCCCATCAGTTTCTTGAACTTCTTTGCCCATGTGTAACTGGAATCGCAACCTTTCTCCCACACTGGTAAGTCTTCTACCCTTTGCACACTATCAACATCAAAGTCTTCGAATGGCAATTCATACGTGCTTGGATCAGTTGGATCGATTTGTCCAAATCCACTACACTGTAAGTTGCACAAGAAGAATCTTATCCAAGCGGTCGGAACACCTGTGTAGTGTCCTTCGCCTTGTATGCTGTGGAATATCTCTGAATAGTAATATTTTTTTTCTAACCCTTGTTCCATATTTCCGGATCTATATTTTTTGTTGCCTTGACTACTTCGTCTATTGTATATGGATTTTGTTTTTCAGTCAACTTTGGTTTATTTAGATCATCTGGATAATCACGGTAAAGGAAATGCTGTATTGTGTCCTTGTCCACGTATTGATTGAATCCAACGTGTGTCTTGTCAACACCCTTATCTGACATGGTAATTTCCATGGCGTCGTCGAGTTGTTGCATTGATTCGAACTCCATATCGATCCTGAATTCTGGTAAGTCCATGGATCTGAATCCCAGTTTCATCCTGGTGATCCTGTAACACACCATTTTTTTGTGTAGCACAAGGGCGTCCAGGAATAAACTCATCTTTCTAACAAAATTGAGAGCCGAGATGTTTTCTTTGTGATCAGCGTATATTGTGTATATGTTCACCTTATTTTTTCTTGTTCTTGTCCAGCCTCACAACTTTATTGTCAACATCTTTGAGATGTCCGACCGATTCTCTTTTAATATCATGCACGGAGAAATTCGCCCAGTAAAGTTCAAAGGCGACTCCGTCCTCCAGTCCTTCGAATGAATGATATAAACCAGGCTTCACAGCAGTGAAGTCTCCTGGATTCAATATTGTTTCGTCTACTAGGTCGTAGTCCTTCTGCCACACACGGATCTTCATCTGTCCGCTCATCACATAGAACCCGTTCCACTTCCATTCGTGCAGGTGCTTGGAGCACACCCCACCTTTCTTGTAATCTATCCTGTGGAACTCCAGTGAATTGTTTGCTAATATAAGTTCTGTTTCGCCCCAGATTTTTCCTGCTTTGTTTGACATAAATTTTGTACCTTCCTATTCAATATTATATAGGATATTTAGATGAGTTGTCAATGGGGGGAGCAAAAACTCCCCCTAGAGATTATTTGAGTTTGTAGGTCTTCTGTAGTCTGTTCAGCAATAATCCGTATGCTGGTAAGAACACAACCAATCCCACTATGATTTTCAACACCACTTGCGATCCCGCGATCTCAACCCAGTTCGCCGCCATGTACTCGTCGGCGCTGTTGTTAAATGCAACTGCAAAGAATGTGTAAGTGTCGATTATGTTGGCCGCGATTGTTGATACCGCTGGAGCCATCCACCAGTTCTTGCCGTACGTCTTTGATTCCCTGATGTACTGGAATACATACACGTCAAGCAAAGTGCCGATCGCGTAAGCAGTGGCACTTGCGAAACCAATCCTTAATGCAACCGATTGTGGTGCGCCTTCCGCCAACACTACTGCGATGGATCCAATTATTGCTAATGGATATGCCGCCGCGATTGTGGCTCTGGCTATGTGTTTGCCCAAAAGTCTTACAGTCAAGTCAGTTGCTATAACAACTAATGGGAATGTGAATGCCGCCCACGTTAATTTAATTCCAAATATTTCAACTGGAATGGCCACTAACGCATTTGAAACTGTGATCACTACAACATGTAGTAACACCAGTTTCATCAGCATTGATTTGTCTACGTTTTTGAACATTTAATCTCCTATAGGTTAATTTAAATGTCTGTAATTGTAGCAGTATATTGGAATAAGGTCAATACAACCTTTGGTCTACTTGTCCCACTCTTCCCATGGGAATACGATCCAACTAGGCACTTCGTCCTTGTTTATCTCGTAACCGTGGTAATCTACTTTGACCCGGCTGGGTTTGTTGTTGATCAGTGCGGCGAATCTTATCCTGTCTTCACGTTTGCCGAAGTTGTCCAGTATGTACTGGAACGTTGCCCCGGAATCGTTGATGTCGTCTATGATCAATATCTTCTTCTGGAATGCGAATGCCTTTTCTAAAACACGCAGGTCAGGTTTGGCGGTGTGATCCCTAAGTCTCACGTCAAGTACTTCATGAGCTGTCTTGAGTCTGTGCGACAGGTACACACCAGGTATGCAACCACCCCTGTTGATGCCCAGTATGATGCTTGGCATCCAGTTGCTGTGCACCATCTTGTCTTCGATCTGGATCAGTGCGTTACGCATCTGTCCTGTGGTGAAATAATTCTTCTTAACTTCTTCGCTCATATCCCAAAATAATAATTCATTAATCCTATGATCAATAGTGTGACCAGTATTGCATTCAGGAACAACAGTGCCCTGTCGTGCCATAGGTATCCAACCCATGCCCAACCCACTGTGCCTACTAGACCAAACCACATGTCGATGTGTGGTATTGTGCCCACACTCCTGGCCGCTGTCGCTACTAATATAAAGAACACCGAAACCCATTTCACGTACCAAGACAGGTCTCCCTTGGGTGTCACTTTCTTGATCACCCTTGAAGAATTCAACTTCTTGATCTTGTCGTCCAGTTTCTCCTTGATTGGCTCTATGTTATTTGGTGTATCGCTCATAGACCCTGTTGATCACGTTGTTGGTTGTGACGAAACTTGCACACTTGGCCATGTCTTTGAGTCTTCTCGCACCTATGTATGTGCAGGCACTCCTGACTCCACCCAGTATGTCTTCCAAGGTTGGTCCAACCGGTCCACGATGAGGCAAAGATATCAATCTACCCTCGTTGCCTCTGTATCCGTCCTTGCGTTTGCCGTGTTTCTCACGAGCCCTGTCTGAGCTCATGCCATAGAATTCTATCTTGCCATCAACAACTGGCTGTTCTGACTCGTCGTGTCCTGCCAACATACCACCTATCATGACCATGTGGGCTCCTCCACCAAATGCTTTTGCTATGTCTCCTGGATACACACAACCACCGTCTGCCATTATGTGTCCGCCAACACCGTTCGCGGCATCTGAACAGTCAACTATCGCCGAGAACTGTGGTACACCAACGCCAGTCATTGTTCTTGTGGTGCATACAGAACCTGGACCAATACCTATCTTGACCACGTCAGCACCATTTATAATCAATTCTTCTGTCATCTCAGGTGTGACCACGTTTCCTGCTATGATGACTTTGTCTGGATATTCGTCTCTTACTTTTTTAATGAAGTCCACCATGTTCTGATGATATGCGTTTGCAACATCAACAGTGATCATCTTGACATCTGGGAACATTTCTAAAACTTTATTCATGGTCGCCCAATCAGGTGCTTCCGGATCCCACATAACATTGGTTCCCGTACACACTGACACTGACTGCATTCTCAATCCTGTGCCTGCGGCCTCTTTCCATTGTTCTGGTGTTGTGGTCTTTGTTATAACGGTCATCATCTTGTGCTTCTGCATTTCCTTGGCCATTGAGAATGTGCCAACACCATCCATGTTACTTGCGAATATGGGAAGGAAATCCATGACCTTACCTGAATTGCGGAACGTGAACTTACGAGTCATGTCAACATCTCGCCTGCTAGACAGTGTTGAACGTTTTGGCTGTAGCAACACGTCCTCGAAATTGAGTTTAGGTTCCGTATTAATTCTCATCTTCTTTTTCCTTTGTTTTACAAACTTCTAACACACTCTGGTAGTGTTCCCATGCCTGGTTCAATGCAGGGTACTTGTCCCTCAAGTCCATCTCGTCAAACAGATCCAACTGTCCCATGTCGCCAAGATCTCCATAACTGTATGAGAAGCCAGTATCCGGTGAATCAAAATCCACTGTCGCTGTCTCTACAACGCCACCTGTTGTTAGTCCTTCACTCCAACCGGCCATTTCCATGTTGTCAGATTGCATGTTTGCTTGTTGTTTTTTAATTTGTTCTTTAGTCTTCTTAGTCATGACCCTTCATGCTCATACAGATTTTGTAGAATTCATCCCTTGTAGCAGGATCTTCTTTGAAAGCACCCAACATGATTGCAGTTGTCATGTCCGACTCATGTTCTCTCACACCTCTGTGTGTCATACAATGGTGTTCTGCTTTTACTACCACTGCAAGATTTTCTGTCTTTGCGTATTTCTTCAATTCTTCGGCAATCTGTGTTGTCATTTCTTCCTGTATCTGGGGTCTCTCCACTATGTGATGTACTATCCTGTTGAATTTACTCAATCCTATCACCTCACCATTTGGAATGATACCTACCCATGCTCTACCCACAATGTTCTGGAAGTGGTGGGCACAGGTTGACCTGATCGATATTGGTCCACTGGTGTACATGCTCTTGTACCCCATGTTGGGAAAACTTGTGACCCTCGGTGCTGGCTTGAATCTACCACCAAAAGTTTCTCTGATGTACATCTTGGCCACACGCTTCGCAGTCTCCTGTGTGTTGTGATCGTTTTCTGTGTCGATCACAAGACTGTCTAACACACCCTGCAGTTTCTCCTGTACCTCTGCCTGTAGCAGATCCATCTCTCCTTCTTCTATGAATTCAGAGATGTTGTCATTGGAATGGAATCTCTTGCCTGCTTTCTTTATCCTGTCTTTGATCTTTTTACTAACAGGGCCTTCTGGTACCCAACTGTCTTTTAAAATGTCTTCACTCATTATTGTATATCCTTTTTGTGCGTCTTGTTATACCATTGTACAGCAGTTGCCACCACGTTGTCAAGACTGCTCTGTGTGGGCTCCCACTCTAAAATTTCCTTCACCTTGCTGGTGTCCGCCACTAGATATGCTGGATCTCCAGGTCTGTTGTCATGCATCTCCACCTTCATCTCACCTGCGTGTTTCTGCACTGCTTCTATCAACTGCTTGTTGGAAGAAGGTTCTCCTGAACCCAAGTTGAACACCTCCGCCACTGGATTCTTTGAAGCGTGATTCAATGCTTTTATGTGTGCGTCTGCCAAATCCATCACATGCACGTAATCCCTTACACATGTTCCGTCATCTGTTGGATACTTGTCACCAAATATCTTGAATGTTTTGCCTTGCTTGGCGGCCGTTATGGCCAGTGGTATGATGTGTGTCTCTTTCTCTCGTAGCTCTCCAACTTCGCCTTCTGGATCTGCACCAGCGGCATTGAAATATCTCAAACCCACACTGGACAATCCATATGCCCTCAGGTAATCCTTACACACCATCTCTATCATCAGTTTGCTACCACCGTATGCACTGATTGGATTGGCAACGTCTGACTCCATGGCCAACTGCATTCCTGGATCACCGTAAGTGGCCGCACTGGAACTGTAAACGAAAGTTTTGACCCCACACTCGATCAGTTTGTCCAGTAATGATATGGTCATGATCAAATTGTTCTTGTAATACAATGAAGGATTGGCAACACTCTCAGGTACACTGGTGCTACCCGCGAAATGTATGCAACTGGTAATGTTGTACCTTTTGACGATCTCGTCAATCCTGTCCATCTCCTGTGGGAGGTTTAAATTGTAGTTTGGTCCAAATGACTTCAGACCTTCTCTGAAGTGCCTATCTACCGTGACTGGTGTGAATCCATTAATGGCAAGCAGTTTACACGTGTGTGAGCCAACATAACCGGCACCGCCCGTGACTAGCACTGCTTTACTTACGCCTTTAATACTTGGCTTCTGAAACTGGTGTCCTGTAGTGTCTTCCATCTCTTCTCCATTGTTCTCCCTTGCCTGTCATAATGTCAATCATCCTGTCTATGGTACCGTCGGTCCAGTCAGAAATCTTGCCTATACTAGGGGATGGTTTGCTTAATAATACTTCTAGTTTTTCCATTGCGTCTTGTTGCGACCATGGAACATACATCCTCGTGTGGTCATTTGCGAACGTCTCCGGGAATGATCTGTATGCCGGAAACAGGGTGTTGCAACCCATTGCGTCTGCTTCACTCACTGTGTTTGACACCCAGTCCTGTAAAGCACAGTTGAACATCACCCTCGAGTCTGCGAGTAGTTCGTAGTACTCGTTCTTCTTCAAGTTCTCATGTATTGTCAATATGCCTTGCTTCTCAAGATATTTTGCTTCTTTCACGTAGTAGTCGTTGTTGGATCTCAGAGGTCCACCTTGACATATCGCGAATTCAACATCCGGATGTGTCTCCTTGAATTTAGCGGCCAGTTCCATGTAGAACTGTGGCTGTTTCTCTTGATCCCATCTCGCTCCAAAAATCACTCTCTGTTTCCTTTCTATGAAAGGCTTCCTGTCTGGTACTCTACTCTGTACTTCTTCCTTGCCAAAGCTCAATCCTGATATGTTGTATATTGGTGCTGACCAATTTGCTATCCTCATGTGTGCCACCATCTCTTCGTTAGTTGCAAGTATGTTGACATTGGGAATTTCGTTGCACATCTGTTCATACATGCTCATCCACTTGCTCATGCCCCATACATGCACGAAGTCATCTGGGTCTATGGCCTGTGCAAGACATCTCAGGTATATCGTTGGTCTGTGTTTCGCTTCTACTTGATTCAATATGTAAGGCAATGATTCCATGCCTGGCTGGAACATGTCTTCAAAGAATATGATGTCGTTCTTCGTTACCTCACCATTACGCATCATCTGTACAAGATTCATCATCTGGCTCATACCAAAGTATGATCTTCCGTGTGCGTCAAGTACCTGTCCTACACTGATTGCTTTTGTGTCGTCTATTGTCGTACCTGGTACCACAACGTAATCTATTCCTCTTTTCTTGTATGCACGTTCAGTCCAGTCCTGCAACTGTAATGTGTATCTGCCTTCGTATGGCTCTAGGCCCATGTAAAATATTTTCATAGTATCAGTATAACAGATCTATTCCCACTTGTCATTAAAATCTTTGTACAAAGTGTACGCCGCTGTTAGTTCTTCTCCTTCTTTAATGGGTTTAGTTGTAATTAGGTACTTCACAGGCAATTGATGCCAAAAACCTGCAACATTCTTACAGTTGGGGTTGTCTGAATGGTTGTAAAATGCACCCAAGGCCGTTCTGATTGCTCCATGTGGAAAATTTTTATTCTTGATGTGTACTATTCCTAATACCACATCAGCATCGAAACCTTGCGTAGCAAATAATCCTAATCCTTGCAATTCAGAATCTTTTATAGTTAATCCGTCTGGCAGTGGTTTATACATTATCTACTTTTTACAAAATCAAGCATTGTTTTTGCGTCTGACACTTCAAACGGATCATTGTCATCACTTGAGTTGTTTTGTCCTTCTTCAACAAACTGTTTGATTATCTCGCCATTGTCAACTAGCATTGAGTATCTCCAAGATCTCATGCCAAACCCCTGTGCTGGTTTGCTTACAAGGAACCCTGCTCCTTGTGTGAAAACGCCTTCGCCATCACCAAGTGGTTTGACTTTTTTAATGTCCTGATTCTTGAACCATGCGTTCATTACAAATGCATCATTTACTGACAAGCAATATACTTCGTCTATGCCTTGTGCCTTGAACTCATCATACATTTCTTCGTATCCTGGTAGTTGTTGTGAACTACAAGTTGGTGTGAATGCTCCGGGTAGTGCAAACACAACGACCTTCTTGTTATCGAAAATTTCTGCTGTGTCTAAATCTTTCCATTCACCGCCTATGAATCCGCAACCGCCAATTGCAGTATCGTCGCCTGTTCTTGTTTTAAAGTTAGTGTATGGTACTCTCATTATGCTCCTTTGTACGCATCTAGCGTTCTCTGGAATTTACCCGCGTGTGACTTCTCGGCCTTGGCTAGTGTCTCGAACCAGTCAGCGATCTCCTCGAAGCCTTCTTCTCTGGCAGTTCTAGCCATGCCCGGGTACATGTCTGTGTACTCGTGCGTCTCGCCTGCGATGGCAGATTTAAGGTTGTCTTCTGTTTCACCCATCTTTTCACCTGTTGCTGGATCTCCAACTTCTTCTAGGTACTCCAGGTGTCCGTGTGCGTGTCCTGTTTCACCTTCCGCTGTGCTTCTGAACACCGCCGCAACGTCTGGTGCTCCTTCTATGTCGGCCTTCTGTGCGAAGTACAGGTATCTTCTGTTTGCTTGGCTTTCTCCCGCGAAAGCGTCTTTAAGGTTTTCTGCTGTTTTACTTTCTTTTAGGTCCATTATCTTCTCTCCTTGATTAGTTTGATTGTACCGTCGTTTGTGTGTTTTATCTTGTGTGTATTCTGTAATGCCAGATGCAGGAAAGACTCGTACTTGTCGTCCTTGACTAACAGTGTTATCGTGTCGTCCATTGCATCATCATCACTGAATCCTGTGTGTGACCATATGAAGTCCTTGCCGTACTTCATTCCGAGGTTGCCCGCCGTGGTGCAGATGTTGGCCACTGCGTCAACAGTGTCGTAACCCGCATTAAGTCCACCACCCTCTATGGGCAGGTGTCCCATCCTCGTGGTCGCTCGTTTTTCTTTGATCTGTACTTCTTTCATTATATTCCACCCATCACTGGTTTTTCGTAAACTGCGTGGCTTCCATTCTCGCCATCCTCGCTCACGTCTATCTCGATCTTCCTGCCTGGATATCTCTTTGCGATCGCCACATATAGATCATCGGATATCATCTCACAGCTCTTGTAATCCAGTTTCATCGTGCCGTCCGCGTACATGTTCTCCATCCATCTCTTGAACTGTATGAATTCTATGTCTCTGTCATCGTGGAACACTTCTATAGCAACCTTGAAATGGAATATGTGTCTGTGTGGGTGTCCCAGGAAACTGACATCATACTCATCACCCGTCGCCAGTTTTGGATCGTCCAGTGCCGCGGGATACTTGTGGATGCCTTCCTTACGGAATGTTACCCATATCATCTTACTGCCTTTATTTGCCTGTTCTTTTAGTGCTTGATCGTGTTGGTGCTCAGTGTCCATTTGTTCTCCTGTATTGGTTCGTCTTGTTTGTATTCCTTCCATGAAGTGAAACCTGAAGTTTGTTTGAAGTGATCCATGCTCATGGTCCAAACACCTGGGTTGGTCTTGTTGAAGTCAACGTCATCGACCTTTATACAAAGTTGGTCATCGTCCTCGGAATTTGGAAATATTATTGAACAGAAAGGGATAAACTTTTCGTTTTGCCACAACATCTTGAATTTTTCTTTGACTTCCTTGTGTATGCTGTAGTCGTAATCGACAGTGACATAGTAACCATCTTCTATCAATCTCTTCATTTGTGAAAGTTGCATGCCATGATTGTGCATATAAGATCTGTTTGCTCCATAGTAGATTGCTTCCGCATTCACTGATTGTGCAAGTTCTTTGATGTCATCAAACGTAAGATCGTTCCTTGCCAAGAAAAGTGTTTGTTTACCAAGTGCCGGGGTATGTTCCACTTCTAATCCTGAAAAAACACCTACAGTTTCACTCTTGCCCGTTTTATAATCTCTGTCCATACCTTATTATATTACTAAACGGTTATTTTGTCAACGTGGACTTTGCTCTAGCGATGGCATCTTTGATGATCAATTTCATCCTTTTCAACCTATTCAACACGTCTTTGCTTTCTGAACTACGGTCCTTCAGCCTGTCTTTGGTAAGTTGTTTTACCTTTTTGTCAAGATACTGATGCTCTTCTTCGAGTTTTTTAACTTTCTTGCTTCTTCTCTTTGTTAGCCTCATTGTGTCCTCCTATTCAAATAAAGAACTGAAATTGTTTGTGCCTTTGCCACCACCTGTTGCCCTGGCCCATCTGTTGCCCCTGATGTCTGCTAGATAACTTGATGCACCTGCGATCACGTCCATTGGTTTCTCACTTGTAAACACTTCTTCAACAAACGTGTTGAAATACAGTATGTTCCTTGGAACATATATGCTTGGTTCATCCGTCTTGTCACTTGCCTTTGTTTTACGCCAGTGTTTGACCTCAGGTCGGTATTTCATAGATTCTATGTCGTTTAGATCATTTGCGATCTGTATCGCTCTGATCTGGTTGTATACGTTGTGTGCCATCATCAGCACATAACTGAAACTGTCCCAACTTGTTGCTCCAACCTTTCCGTTTTTATTTAGGTCATTCTCACCATACCAACAGACATCTTTCATCTTCAGTCTACGTCCAACACCACTATCAAATGGAAATTGAATTTCGGATCCTTTCAACGCTTTATCGTCTGGTGCTTTATCCATTACGAATGACCACCTGTCTGGAGAGAACGAGTTGTGTGTGTAAACAAGTCCATTTGCAGTCGATAGGAATGCTGATGCACTGTCAAAACTGATTGTGAAGTTTGGATTGATATGTTTCCTAACCTGCCTTTGAACCTGTGTGAGATAACAACCCCAATCCATCTGCGAAGTTCCAAGTACGTGCATCCAGTCCTTGCCGTCAAGTTTCTTCTCATCTCTCATTATGATCAGACGTTTCAGCATCACTTCCATGTCACACATGTTAATACCACCCATTGCCCATCCTTCGAATTCGAAATCTTTTACAGCATCATACCATATCTGTGCTGTGTTCCAGTCATCACCTTGTAGAACATTCAATAATTTTGTTTGTCCTAACCTGTTCTTTTGGAAGAACTTGTTGTTGTATATGGTACCGTCCAATGTGTCCTGGAAACTGGTCAATCCAGTCTTTGGACTGTTAAGGTCATCCGCCGCCCATGTTGGCACGTCCAGTGTCATTGCCCAGTCGCTTGTTAGTTCCAACCAGTTGAGTATGTCTGATCTCACTTTGTTTGCCTTGTTACCCTCAAAATCTTTCCAATCAAATTTAATGACACCTTTTCCTATCTGATATCCACCTGAATCGCCCACTATCGTGCTGAACTTTCTATCCCTGTTGACGAACATGTGATCCCGGTCATTCACTTGATCCATGTTTAAGCAGGCATGTCCTGCCGAGTAAAGTGCTGTGGGGTATGTAAACATACCTTTGTCTGGATTTATGAAGTTCAATGACTCCACGCCATTTTCAAATGTCTTTGGAATTCTCTCTTCGGCTATGTGTTTGCCTTCTGTGACTCTCTGTTTGCTGATAAACGTGTTGTAGAAGTTAGATATAGCAGGCAAGAACACCGCGAAGTCTCTGCTCAACTCCCCTAGGTGTTCCTGCTTACTATTATCTGTCGTCATTATTGCGCCTGTGCTGGTATGATGTATTGATACTTGCCCAGTCCCGAATCAACGGAGACCTGCATCGCACCCTCGTTAGAGAAGTGTAATGTGACCTTTGCCGAGTCTGATAGTTTAAGTATTTGTAGCACCTGTCCTACCGGCCAACTCCAACCTTTGTTAAGTGTTCCCTTAACGTCAGTTGCGAACACGAATTCACCACCATGCGATGCCTGGTCACCGAAAGTGAAAATCAAGTTTCCATCCTCGGTCCTAACAACGAATGAGTTGTGTTCTGTGTTTGCTGTTGCCTGGAAGTTGAATCTCTGCACACTTGCCATTCCTGGTTCGATCTCAACGTCCCACTTAACACCTTTGAACTTGACGGTCTTAAGTTTCTCGTTGATGATCTCGGCATTCATGAACCTGTAGTCGTTCTTGAAGTCACCCTTTTCATTCTCGAAATGGATTCCTGTGGGAACTGTTGCCCCGGCTCTCTCACCTGACAACACAGTTATGTTTGCTTTCTCCTTGTACTCGGGACACTTCAGGTGGATGTCTAACTTGCCCATCTGAGGCATTCCAAACGTACCAGACATCTCTGCCTGTGGCTTGTGGAAAGACCCTTGTAGGATCACAGATCTGTCTTCGGCCATTGAGTCGATTGAAGTTTCCTTATCGTCCCCAGTGATCTTGACAAGATCCAAGAATCCCAGTCCATGCGTATGTTTAACGATGTCTTTTAAGATGTCTATCATAATGTTTGTAGTGTATACTATATTTAGATCTTAGTCTAGTGTTATTTCAGAAACTTTGTACACGACTGGATTTTGTTTACCAGGTTTTCTGAATATGGCGTAACTAGCGCCAGGTCTGAACTGATTCATCTCCACAATCTCATAACCCTCGTCCTTGATCATCTGTGTCATGGCGGTCTTGGTGTTGTAGTTCCAATATCCCCTCTTGGCCAGTTCCAGTTCAACATCATAGTGGCAATCTGCATACTGTATGAAGCAATAACCACCGGGGATCAGCACCCTCTTGATGTCGTGCAAATACTGTTGCACGTGTTGTTGTGTGAAGAAAACAAATGTGTCCCAACTGAAAACAAAGTTGCAACTGCCCTGTGGAATGTTTGAACACTCGGTGTTGCGTGTCTTGTAGAATTTTAGATATTTTCTATGTGCAGGATTGAACTTCTCCAGTATTGGTCTCTCAACGGCATGGGTAATGTCTAGGAAGTAATTCAACCTCCATGCCCTGAAGTCCATGGAGAACATGCCATTACCTGGTCCAATCTCAAGGCTGTTGTAGAGATTTGTCCTTGCGAACTGGAATATTTTACTCTGTACCTGTCTTTCAGTGATAGGATCCACCATGGGTTTTTTCAATTTTTGTTCTCGGTCTCTGTTGTACCATTCGGGAGTCTTGTCCAATCTGTCTATTACCTCTTTGTTGTTGGCGTCGACGGCCAGCTCTATGTCTTTTAAAATTTGTAAATTTGAGTCTATCAACTCCTGTAAATCTTCTTTTTTGACTTTTTCTAGTTTTTCAATCAATAATTTTATTTCTTCAATGCTTAACATAACGGTATTTAGAATTCGAACAGTTTGTTGAATGTGTTTGTGGTCTCTGTTGACTGTATATCCCAACCCAACACACCTATGAGGTTGTCCAGTTTCTGGTCCAGTATCGTTGCCTCCATGGCATCACCATCAAACGGCAGTTCCTTGAACCACTCTGGTATACGCATCTCATCAACGGGGTATGCGATACTGGTGTAACCCAATGGGTTCTGTTTTAGTTTACACACGATCACCTTGGCACCATCCGTTATTGGCATCGAGTACTTGTCGCCGTACATCTCCCTGCACCTATTCCAGTTCATGCTGGCCCTCACGTGTCCGGGCATGTTTGCCCTACCGGACTTCTCTTCGGCCGCTGTGTATTTGGTCATGTTGTTTGCCCTCTTGGGAGATCCCTTCTCCCAACCTGGCCTTGATTTGAACTCTGCCCTGAATTCACTGATCCTATCTAGTACATCTTTTTCATCCTTGCCTTGTAGTACCATGTACAATATCTCACTCAGAAAGTCTTGCACGAACACTGGTGTGTCTGAACGTTTGAGATCTAGTCCCATTGCTTTCATCTTGCCGTCTTTGCCTTCGACGTCTGTACGCTTTCCTTCCTTGTCGTAATAAAGCACCGCATATCTTTTCTTTGTTATGAACAAACCCTTGGATGCAACAAGTTCCCTGCCCGCCGCAATCACTCCACCTCTGGTGCTTGGACAGTGAAAACCTTTCGTCATGAATGCCTTGAACGATCCGTTGACCTCATCTGCAATCTTGTCATACAACGATACAACAGAATCTTTCGTCCATGGAATCAATCCCTCGTTGATCTCTTTCTGCAGTGTCTTGTGTGCTGTAAAGTAAACCGAGTCCGTGTCTCCGTACACGATGCTTTCTCCTTTGTGATCATACTTGCCTGAAATAATCTCATTGGTTTTGCTTGCCATGTGCTGTGTGATACATCTGCCTGTGAGGGTCACACTCTGACCAATCCTTATGTCAAAGAATCTACATCCTGGATTCAATATCGCACCATACAGACTGTTCAGATTAATCTTCTTGACCAACTGTCTCTTGTCCCAATATTCCCTTTCGATCTCGTTGTCTCCACACTCACGCATTTTTCTCTGCATATCCTGTCTTTCTTCATACCAACGTTTTAGTAAGCCTGGTATGACCGCTTCATATTCGTATGTGAATATTGTGCCGTTTGCACTCAACATCCATTTGTTGTTGCCATCAAAAATTATGTCATACAGTTGTGCCGCACTCATACGCACACTGGTCTTGTCTTCGTAGTCCACTATGATCTCTGTGCCTTTTTCTTTGTTCATGACCGCTTGGTACTCCCACGATCCAAATTGGCTGTCCCATGCGGCCGCAAATGATTTCTTCTGAGATTTAGCCCTGTTGATCTCTGCCGATGTTATCACCGGCCTTATCTGGCCCACGATTGTTTCCGGACCCATGTTCAACGCCCTAATAACACTAGGATACAGTGAGTTGATATCAACAGATCCAATCCAATCGTGTATTCCTTTTTGTGGTGTCGCCACATGGGCTCCTGCCGCTGGTTGATTCTCTTCTCCGTCTTTCTTGTATTTCCTGCCTGGCACGATCATGCCACGCCTGTGGGTTTCATTTACGATCGCTTGTTCTGTAACTGCAACAGCACCCATTGTGGTCTGTAGTAGCACAGTGTTTTGGTGTGCTATCTCATTCGCAAGTTCTATGAACTTCAATTTCTTTTCAAGTTTGGCCAGTAGTGCCGTGTCTTGTCTATTGTATTCTATGAACAACCCGAAGTCGTTTTTGTACAAATTATCTAGTGATCCCTCGTACACTGTCTTCTTCTCATCTAGTTCGTGTTCTCCGATCGCATCTAGTCTGAAACTGTGTCTTTCCTCGTATGTGTACTTCCTGTATAGTTCCAACAAGTCCAAGTGTACACGTCCAACGAGATCAAAACTCAACTGTTCTCTACCGTACTTTTCGAACACCCTCTTCCTAGGTTTTTCACCCCAGAAGCATAATCTTCTTGTGTCATCCGAACTTAATACTTTTTGTATCCTGCCAACTGTATATGGTATATCGTATCCTTCTGAATTCCAACCCGACAGTATGTCTGCATCTTGCACCAGTTCCAGGAATGCATCCAACATGTCTTTCTCTTTCTCGAACAACATGGTGTTGTCAAACCTTTTTGTGAGTTCTTTTGCGTCTGCCATGCTTATTGTCTTTGGTGGCACGGCGAATGTGACCAGTTGGTCCGTCCAGCTCATGTAACAACTTATGGCAGTTATGGGCATGAACGGATCATCTGTTGTTGAATAACCTCGATCTGGATCGAAGTCAACTTCAATATCGAAAAACATCACATTTAGTTTTGGGGTCTCCTTGCCTAAATAGTTCTCTTCCAGGCATCTGAACACAGGATTGATATCATTCTCGTACAGTTGTTTGTTGGATCTTATCCTCTGTTCTTTAATGAACTCTTTGTTGGTTGCACACTGCACCCTCTGTAATGGAGCACCAGTCATTGATCTGTGTTTGCCCCTTGCGTCCTCGTAGTAGAACACGTACCTTGCATCATACTCCGTAAATATTCTGCCTTTCTTGGCATCACGTTCTACCACGTATATCTTGTCTTCATCTTTTTTGAATAATGCGTCTATGTAACTCATATAATTTTTTTAATTTTTTCTGCTGTAAGTATGTTTCCATCTTCGGACATGTGATTTACATCTCCTGGATGCTGTTTGTATATGTCATTAAAATTGTGTGCAATTTGTTTCGTGTCTTCTGGCTCATGGAAAGTGATGTGTATTGTGTTTGTTATTTCTAATAACTTATCTACAATCAGATCGTATACACCTTGTTGATATTCAGGATCATAGTAATTTTTTAGATATTCATTTACAAGTTTCATATCTTTGTTTATTTTACTATGATATTCAACATCATTCAACAGAAAATCATTATTTTCCCTAATTAAATTATTTTTATGAACAGGATGCATTCTCGTATGGACTCTCCACGGAGAGGTATGACAGATTATGGCCTGATCAAACCTTAAATTTTCAATCACTTGTTTGTAAATTTTATATTCGCCAACACCGTTTTGTGAAAATATCCTAACATCTCGTCCTAACATACCTACCCAACCATCACGGTTGACAGCAAAACTGTCACCAAAAATATAAGTCATCATATATTAAACTTACTCGTGTTTCTTATAAGATATTGTTCACCTACAGATCTGCTGTAATGCACATTGTCATGGGGAATCTCTCCTAAATCGTAGGCAACATTAATAGGGAATTCTCCTACATGAGCAGACATGTCTATGTAATCCGGCAATTTATCTACTGCTCCTTCCACACGTGTGGACTTGTTTGGTGGATTAGTGTAGTCATAACAACTACTCCAATTATACGGTATTCCTAGAGTTTTGCATAGTTCTATACCTCGAAAAATTTCATGTAGACTTAGGTCATAACAGCCTTTTTTTTGTGAGGTGATATCATACATGTATGCGAAAGTTCTTTTCAGCATGTCACACGATTTCCATGATCCGTTGCGACCGCCACTTGCTACCCAATTTCTTCTGTTGGTTTTTACTTGATACCGGTAATCGGGTACAGTGACTTTGAGATCCAAAGGTAGGTCAATCCTAGAAAGCCCTGAATATTGTAGATACACGTAATCTGGTATTCCAATATCGTCCACATATTCAAATAGACGTGCAGTGATATATGTATTGCCAAATCCCTCCTCGGATAGGTTTATCCATTCAATATTCTCTGAACCAAAAACTTTAGAGAAATCCTGGTGTATGTAGATGCCTTGGCTACATCCAATTAAAAGACATTTTTTCATTTTATGTTACCACCAATAACTTGCCACGCCGTAACCGTAGACATTTATGATTGCGAAATAGCCAGTGATCATCATCACGAACGCCGCTTCTCTCCTGTATGAAGCGTAACATTGTGTTAGTGCTCCTACCAAGAATCCCGGATACACGATAGTCATGTCCGGATCCGAGGCCGTGATCGCAAGTGTTAGGCTGGCTCCAACTGTGAAAATGAAACTGACGAGTTCAAAGTAGAACGCTGTCCTGTCACTCTCAAAACTACGAAGCCAGAATGATCTGACTTTGTCCAACATTAAAGTTTGCCGGCTGTGTTTAGTATGCTTTCCAGTGTGTCCATCTCGTCTGCGATGTTCTGGTAGTTGCCTTTGTGTGCAACGGATATCGCTTTGTTGATGAGTGCTGGTTTCAATTCTAGTTCTTCTGCGATTGCTTTTACTGTGTCTTTCAATCCACCCTTCAAGTCCTCTACTTCACCTAGTACCTGTGAACCCTGGGAAATGATCTGGATCAATTTCTGCTTTTCTGCGTCGTTGAAGTTTCTTACTGCCATTTGTTTCTCCTGTTGTTATCCAACAAGTATATAACAGATTTCGTATGAATGCAAATTATTTTTTCTTCTTGGTATTGACGTTTATCGCTTTACCACGTCTATCTGGATTAGGATCTTTTCTTCTCTTTCTCGCCGCCGCACTTGCCCTGCCTTTTTTACCCAGTGCGTATGCTTTCTTGGCCGGTAAGCATTTGGGTTTGCCTTCGCCTTTGGATTTGCCACCGCATGCTCCACGGATCTTACCCTTCGGACCCATCCGCACCCATTTGTCCTTGAACCATTTCTTGAGGTCCTCGTTCAGTGTCTCCTCGAACACCAATTCGCCACAGTTCACACAGAAGTCTACATCTTCCT